GGGTCTGCGGCAACGCTTGGGTCTGCGGCAACGCTTGGGTCTGCGGCAACGCTGAGGTCTGCGACAACGCTGAGGTCTGCGGCAACGCTTGGGTCTACGGCAACGCTTGGGTCTGCGGCAACGCTTGGGTCTGCGGCAACGCTTGGGTCTGCGGCAACGCTGATTATGTTTGTGCCAAGGGGCTTGGCTCTGCTTGCCGAAGCACTACATTTTTTAAATGCAAAAATGGTGATATTGGCGTTGCGTGTGGTTGCTTCAACGGAAATCTTGAAGAATTCGCCAAGAAAGTAAAAGATACTCACGGAGATAGCAAATACGCTAAGGAGTATCTTGCAATGATAGAAGTTGTGAAGATACACTTTGAATGGGAGGATAACGATGATAACGAAAGAGGAGTTTGAAAAGGCGGTGGAGTTTTGCACTAATGCAGATGAGAACTGTGCACACTGTCCTCTTAGCAAAAAAAATTTTACATGCGGCAGATATCTTACCCGCTACATAAAAGAAACTGAGCCTGCACTGTCTGCCAACAGCACAAGCTCGGAGGTATCAAAAGATACCGATAACATACACTTTGATAATAGCGTAAAAACGCAGATTTGTCAAGAAGCTCAAAAGGCTTACAAGGCTTGCGAGCTGATACTGGACATTTACGAACGTATGGAAGATGAAGAACAGAAAGCCTTTGACATGGGACAGTCATATCGGGCAATGCTTGAGGTGAAAGAGGAGCTTACGAGGATAGGAAACGGCGGTGACGGCAATGGATAAGAAATTCACGGACGAGGAAATTGTAAAGGCGGCGGAATGCTGTGTAGAAAATGACTGTGGGAATTGTCCCCTTTCCGGGACCGGTTGTAGACTCTTTTTTGCAGAGTACATAATCAATACCGCCAAACCAGCATTTGATTGGGACGGATTTATAGCTGGCAAGTTTAAAGTTCGTCTAAAGACACAGACAGATTATGACACGTTTATGCGAGAATGCGAACAGCGTGAACTAAATTGGGACCCAGAAAAACCTACGGAAGTTAATACTTGGCCGTATTATCGTGACAATACCTCAATATATTGCTGGCCAAAGAAGAAAAAATTATCATATGGCGATTGTTTATCTTCGCTAATCCCTGTTGTTGTATATTCTGATAAACAGACAGACTCACACGCAAAAGTCGGTCTAATTGGCAAGGAATTCAATAAGTTGCTGTTGGATATTGCTGGATTGCTTTCCACTATGGACAAACAATGTACAGCTGCATATAATGCGGGCATAAGTTGCCAGAAGTTAAAATCATTGATAAGGTCGGACGGTGAGCAAAGTGACTAACTACTCTTGCCTTGACTGCAAACACTTAAAAGGCTGTTTGGAGAGTAGCAGGCGTTATCCTTGCAGAGATTTTAAGCTGGCAGAACCAGCGTTATTGGAAAGAAGAGGGCGAAATGACAGCAATCGAAAAGTTGAACAGCATAATCACCAGCGTTGATACTCTTGCACAAATAGCCGATGATTGCAACTTCCCTGCCGTCAGAGCAATATACAATGCAACCGCAAGCGGACGTATTGAACTTTTCGCGCGCGAGGACGATTTCAAGGCACTTGCAGATGCAGTATATTCGCCACTGCACACTGTTACATCATACAATCACATCGGTGATGATGTATATAAAACAACTGAAATGTGGTTTTGCTACAAAGAACACACGTTCACAATGATAAGAGAGGAGAAATATAATGGATAACGAAATTATCGACATAAACCAGGCGGAAATCAGACAGATACCTACGCAGACACAGACACAGCTCGCATCGCATACTGACACGGGAATTATCTCAGATTTCCGCAAATATTTCAAAATGGCAAGCGAACTGTGCAAAGCGGACATCATACCGCAGGCGTACAAGGGTAAGGTCGCTGATACCGCAATAGCCATTGACATGGCTAATCGTATGGGAGTAAGCCCAATGATGGTCATGCAATCGATGTTCGTGGTCAAGGGCAAGCCAAGCTGGAGCGGGCAAGCTTGCCTGAGCTTTATCCGAGCAAAATTTACAGACGTAAAGGTGATTTACGTCGGCACAAAAGGTACTGACGACAGAGGCTGTTACGTCAAGGCAACTGACAAAGACGGCGATGTGCTTGAGGGAACGACAGTCACAATGGCTATGGCAAAAGCAGAGGGGTGGACTTCCAACTCTAAGTGGAGAAATATGCCCGAGCAGATGTTAGCATATCGTGCAGCATCATTTTTCGCAAGGGTTCACTGCCCGGAAACGCTTATGGGTGTGCAGGTCGAAGGCGAAGTTGAGGACTCTTCAAAGCCTGCAATGAGAGAAGTGGAGGATGTACTGTAAATGAAAACTACGAGAATTCATATAAAAAATCTGTTTGGCATTTCTGAAACAGAACTGGACGGACGCTCAATAGAAGTTACCGGCTCAAACGGCGTAGGTAAGACATCTATAATCGACAGCATAAAGTATGCTCTCACCAATGACAGTAGCCGTGATTACGTTATAAAGAATGGCGAAAACGAAGGTGAAATCTTCATTGAGACCGACACAGGTTTGACTATTGACCGCAAGAAGCGTGTCAATCAGGCAGACTACAAGAACATCAGACAGGACGGCAAACCTGTTCAAAGCCCCGAAGCATTTGTCAGAGAGCTGTTCACGCCATTGCAGATTGACCCTGTTAGGTTCACACAGATGTCAAGGCAGGAGCAGAACAGAATTATTCTTGACCTCATTGAGTTCGATTGGGACTTAAATTGGATAAAGGAGAAGTTTGGCGAAATTCCGCAAGGTGTTGATTATCAGCAGAACATCTTACAGGTTCTGAACGATATCCAGTCCGAAAAGGGCGTTTACTTCCAGACAAGGCAGGATATCAATAGAGAAATACGCAACAAAACAGCGTTTATATCTGATATCGCAAAGGATATCCCACAGTGCTTCCAGGCTGAAAAGTGGGAAGCATATGACCTATCCGAAGCCTATACGAAGATAACAAAGGCTCAGGAGTACAACTCTCGCATCGAGAGGGCGAAGCTCTTCAAAGATAGCTATGACAACAAGGTCAGAGGTTTCCAGGCTGAAATGGAAATAGCAGTAAGCAATCTGAAATCTGCTATCGCAGCAGAACGTGAGCAGCTGACTAGCGATATCGAACGCAAAAAAGCCGAAATCAAGGCGGCTGAGGACAAGCTCAATTCGCTTTCAGACAAGATAGCAGACAAGACTAAGATTTTTGAAAGCGAATACAGGGAGAAAGTCGCAAAGCTTGACAGCGACATCAAGGTAGCCGATGAATACACAGGCAAGCAGCTTGTTGACATATCTGCAATGCAAGCTGAGGTCAAGACAGCCGAGGAAATGAAGAAGCACCTCAACGAATACAAACGTATGAAATCAATGCAGAACGAACTTGAAACGCTTGAAGAACATTCTAAGGCACTCACATGCAAGATTGAGCTTGCAAGAGAGCTTCCAGGCGAGATACTTAAGACAGCAACAATACCTGTTAAGGGGTTGACCGTTAAAGACGGCATACCTCTCATAAATGGACTTCCCGTCAGCAATCTGTCAGAGGGTGAACAGTTACAGCTTTGCGTTGATGTTGCCCTCAGCAAGCCTAACAGCCTACAGATAATTCTGATTGACGGAGCTGAGAAGCTTTCCGAAAAGAATAGACTTGCACTTTATGAGAAGTGTAAAGAAAAGGGCTTGCAGTTTATCGCAACTCGCACAACGGACAGCGATGATCTGGAGGTGACATATCTGTGATACAACTGACAAGTGAAAATTACTTCTCCCAGCAGGCCAACCTTGAGTACATGAGCTGCTCACAGTTCAAGAGCTTCTGCGACTGTGAGGAAAGAACCCTTGCGGACATTGCAGGTGATTACAAGCGTGACAGTTCAACTGCTCTGCTCGTAGGCTCATACGTTGACGCTCACTTTGAGGGAACACTTGACGTTTTCAAGGCTCAGCACCCAGAGTTGTTTAAGCGTGACGGAACGCTTAAATCTGATTATGTACAGGCTGAGAGCATTATCCAGCGTGTGGAGAATGACGAGCTTTTTATGAAGTATATGGCAGGCGAAAAGCAGGTCATTATGACGGGTAAAATCGCAGATGTGCCATACAAGATAAAGATAGACAGCTATCACCCTGACAAGGCAATCGTTGACCTAAAGGTCGTCAAGGACTTTGAAAAGCTTTGGAATGATACAGAAAAACAGAGACAGAGCTTCATTCGATACTGGGGATATGACATTCAGGGAGCTATCTATCAGGAAATAGTTCGTCAGAATACAGGCAAAAAGTTGCCGTTCTTCATAGCCGCCGCCACAAAAGAAAAGCACACAGATTTTAATGTGTTCGCGGTTCCACAAGAATGGCTTGACGAAAAACTTGCGTTTGTCGAGGAACGCACACCGCACTTTGCAAGGTTGAAAACAGTCGAGGATCCAGCCGAAAGGTGTGAGAGGTGTGATTGGTGCAAGGACACCAAGATACTTGACAGAATAGTTGACGCAAGAGATTTGGAGGATACAAATGCTTAACAAAGTTATTTTAATGGGTAGAATTACCCAGGAGCTTGAACTCAAGCAAACAACAAACGGGGCAGCAGTGCTGTCATTTAACGTAGCCGTTGATAGAAACTACACCAAGCAGGGCGAAGAAAAACAGACGGATTTCATCACCTGCGTTGCGTGGAGAAAGACTGCCGAGTTTATCAATAACTATTTCGGCAAGGGTAGAATGATAGCCCTTGAGGGACAGCTAAGAAGCCGTACATACGATGATAAAAACGGCACAAAGCACTATGTGACAGAGGTTTATGTTGATAACGTTTCATTCACAGGTGAACCAAAGCAGGGCGGAAACAGTTCAGCTCCATCACAGAGCGCACCACAGCAGAATACACCGCCACAAAATGTATCTCCACAGCCTGCACCAAATCAGAATAGCTCACCTGCAACGCAGAGCCTTGGCATTGACGGATTTGAGGAAATATTCAATGGCGACGACGTGCCGTTCTGATGTGAAAACAATGCTAACTTTAAGAAACTATCAAAACAAAATTATTAATGAAGTAAGGAGGCTTATGAGTACAGGGCGAAAGCGCATTTGCGCAGTTGCGCCCTGTGGTTAGGCTCTGGCAAGACAGCCATATTCGCATATATGGCTGACAAGTCACAGGACAAGGGCAACACAGTGTGGTTTTTGGTACACAGAAAAGAACTGCTCGATCAAACCATAGCAACATTTGACCGCTTTGATATTCAGCGCAACACAATTCTTGTGGGCATGGTCGCCACACTTGCAAATGCTCTTGACAAGCACCCAGAACAGTACAAAGTGCCTGACTTCATTGTCATTGACGAGTGCCACCATATAACGGCTAGGACGTATCAGAGAATACTTGAACGCTTTCCAAAGGCATTCGTAGTTGGACTGACCGCAACGCCAAGCAGACTTGACGGCAAGCCACTTAAAGATTGCTTTGACGATATGGTGGTAGGCATTACCGCCAAAGAGCTTATTGCTCAGGGATATTTATCCCCTTATAGGTACTTCGCACCGAGCGTAGCTGACCTATCGGCACTCAAACGCAAGGGCAAGGACTTTGACCCACAGCAAGCAGCTGAGCTACTTTCCTCGAGAGCGGTGTTTGGCGATGTTATAGCGAACTATCGCAAATATGCCGACGGACTTCAAACGATATGCTATTGTTCTTCCGTTAAGCACTCTGAGAGCGTTGCAGAAGCGTTCAGAGCGGTTGGAATTAATGCCGTACACTTTGACGGCAATACACCTAAGAGCGAGCGAGAACGCATTACAGACGATTTCAGGGCAGGAAAAATAAAAATTCTTTGCAACGTTGATTTGATATCAGAGGGCTTCGATTGCCCTGACTGCGAGTGTTGCATACTGTTAAGACCGACAATGAGCTTAACGCTGTTTATCCAGCAAGCTATGCGGTGTATGCGCCCGAAAGAGGGCAAGACGGCAATAATTCTCGATCACGTCAACAACTACAAGCGACACGGCTTGCCTGATGATGACAGAGAGTGGAGCTTAAACAGCGTTCCGAAGCCTGAAAAGGAATATAACACAGACGGCACGCTACAGATACGGCAGTGTTCAAAATGCTTTGCTACATATAGACCAACGTCTGCAAAGAAATGTCCATATTGTGGAGCGGCTGAGGAACTGACAAGGCAGGAAATAAAAAATATCAAGCAGATAGAGCTTGAAGAAATAAAGGAAAGCAAGCGCAAAGAAGCAGATGACAAGGTCAAGGAATACAAATCCGCCAAGGATTGCAAGACGCTTCAAGAACTGTTTGCGTTTGCAAAAATGAGAGGATATAAGCCACAATGGGCATATGTCCAAGCAAAACAGAGAGGATGGTTTAAATGATGAGAGGTAGCCAGGCAATTGGTATTGACACCAATCCTGTAAATTCAATTGCAATTACGCTTGCTAATGCCAACGTAAATTCGCTCAAGGCAATTGATATTATCACAAGCGAGATCATAAAAGAAGCACACATCAATCAGTATGACGTTCCGTTCTGGATACTGGCATTTGAAATGCTTACCAATACATTCAAGGAAACACTGAGCGAAGATATGCTCAAGGTGTATGAAGAGGCTAAGGAACATTTCTCATACTCTGCTATTACTATGGGAGAGCCTAGAAATGAGTAAGTCAGAACACGAGATACAGAACGAAATCCGCCTTGCGTTATCTTCACAAGATAGCATTGTATTCAGAACAAACGCAGGCACATTCTATCAGGGGAAAATGGTTTACTCAAAAGAGTTTAAATCAATGGTGCTTCTCAGCCCTCGCAGGGTTGACGGACTTCCTAAAGGCTTTTCAGATTTGGTGTGCTTTACCAAAGGCGGAAAAACGGCATTCATAGAGTGTAAAAATGCCGACGGAAAACTGAGAGAAGAACAGAAAATATTTATTGACCGTATGCGTGACCTCGGCTTTGTTGCCGGGGTCGCAAGGTCCGCTGAGGAGGCGAAACTACTATGCCAACAACTGATGAAAGATTAAAGCAAATTGAAATCGTTGCTTTGAAAGAAGAGGGCGATTTGCCAGAAAATATGTCAATGTCGGAAAATATGTTTTATGAGGAAATGCACTGCTTGTACGCTAGATACAAAATGAGCTGTCTTGTAAGCAAGCTCCCCGCTGATATACAGAACAAAGTCCCTATCGTGACAAAAGATGAGGCTTCGGTATTAAAGAAGAAATACCTTGCAGGTGTTAAGAATATGCAGATGTGGGAAGATATCTTCAAGACAGAGATACACATTGCAAACGAGATAAACAAGGTCATTTCTCCCTCGTCCGAGCTGAGCGGAATGACGAAAGAACAGCTGCTTGACAAGACTATACGAATGATAGGCGTTATCCAGGGACTTATGAATGCTGATGACAGAATTCCGAAGTTTCTGGAAGGTCTAAGAGATGATCATAAGAAATGAGAACGAGAACAGGAAGATGCAAGAAAACAAGCAAGTGCATATATGCGACTGAAATATATGGTGAGAAGTGTTGCGGATATTTGCTTGCAACGGGTGAGAAAAGAAACTGCCCTCCCGATAACTGCAACAAGTTCAAGAGCATAAAACAGTTTGAAAGGAGATTTGATAGGTGAAATACTTAGATTTTCTGAAATCTAAAATGGCTATTGCTACCGACAGCGGTTTTGACGTTCCAGATAAGAAAATAAACACGGCACTCAAGCCCCACCAGCGTGACATTGTTAAGTGGGCTGTAAAAGGTGGCAAGCGTGCTGTGTTCGCCAAGTTCGGACTAGGCAAGTCAGTTATACAGCTGGAATGGTGTACACAGGTCATAGCTCATGAAGGTGGCAAAGCCCTAATAATATGCCCTCTGGGTGTTAAGCAGGAATTTGTTCATGACGCTGTTGAGATACTTGGCTATGACGCACCTACATATGTTAAAACCATGGCAGAGGTGAGGACGTGTTCAGCTGATATCATGATAACGAACTATGAGAGAGTCCGTGACGGAGATATTGATGTAAAGTATTTCACAGCTACTTCCCTTGACGAAGCGGCTGTATTGAGAAGTTTCGGCAGCAAAACCTATCAAGAATTTCTAAAGAAGTTCAACGGCGTTCCATGTAAGCTTGTGGCAACCGCGACACCTGACCCTAACAGATATAAGGAACTTATCCATTACGCTGGATATCTTGAAATCATGGACACAGGGCAGGCTCTGACGCGCTTCTTTCAACGTGACAGCACAAAGGCTAACAACTTGACGTTGTACCCTCACAAGGAAGAAGAGTTTTGGCTGTGGGTAAGCTCATGGGCGGTATTTGTTTCAAAGCCGTCAGATGTCAACCCCACATATTCTGACGAGGGATATGATTTGCCTGAGCTAAAAATCAACTATCACAGGCTTGCAGTCAGAAAAGACGAGTTGTCGGTCGATAAGTTCGGTCAGAGTAAACTGTTCGATGAAGCTACTGCTAGCTTGCAGAACGAAGCGAAGATAAAGCGTGAAAGTATATCTCAGCGTGTTGCAGAAGCAGCTAAAATAATCGCTGAAAGTCCAGAAGATAGCTTTATTATCTGGCATGACCTTGAAGAAGAACGCCACGAGATAAAGCGACAGATACCAAATGTTGTTGATATCTATGGTTCTATGGATATCGACTTGCGAGAACGAAGAGTTATCGACTTTGCTAACGGCAAAATAAAGCTGTTTGCGACAAAGAAGATACTTTCCGGAAGTGGCTGTAACTTTCAGAAACATTGTCACAGGGCAATATTTATCGGTATCGACTACAAGTTTAATGACTTTATTCAGGCCGTTCACCGCATATATAGGTTTCTGCAAACTGATGAAGTGACAATCGATATAATTTACATGGACGAAGAAGACGAGATAAAAAAGCAGCTGCTTGACAAATGGAAACGTTTTGACTATCAATCTGAGAAAATGGCTGAGATAGTCCGCAAAAACGGCTTGTCAAGCGTTGACAACATCTCTGACAAAATGAAAAGAAGCATAGGAGTGAAAAGAGTGGTAGTAGAGGGCAATCACTACAAATACATAAACAATGACTGCATATGGGAACTTGAACAAATGCCTGACAACAGCGTTGACGAGATAGTAACTTCAATCCCATTCGGCAATCATTATGAGTACACGCCAAGCTACAATGACCTTGGACACAACGAGGATAATGACAGGTTCTTTGAGCAAATGGACTATTTGACGCCTAATCTGCTGAGAGTGCTGAAACCTGGCAGAGTAGTTTGCATACACGTTAAGGACAGAATTTTATTTGGCAATGCAACAGGCGACGGAATGCCGACTGTTGACCCGTTCAGCGACTTGACTGTTATGCACTACATGAAACACGGCTTCCGCTATATGGGCAGGATTACAATTACAACTGACGTTGTTCGTGAGAACAATCAGACATATCGCCTTGGCTGGACAGAACAGTGCAAGGACGGCTCGAAAATGGGAGTGGGTTGCCCAGAATATGTTCTGCTCTTTAGAAAGCTTCCTACAGATACAAGCAAGGCTTATGCAGACACGCCTGTTACAAAGAGCAAAGCTGATTACAGCAGAGGACGTTGGCAGATTGACGCTCACGCTTACTGGAGGTCCAGCGGTGATAGGCTCGTGACAAAGGACGAGCTAAAAGAAGTTTCGGTGAACAAGCTTCAAAAGGTATACACACAGTTTTCAAAGAACAATGTTTACAACTATGACGAACACGTTGCCCTGGCAGAAAAGCTTGACAAGGAAAACAAATTACCAGCGTCGTTTATGGTAATCGCCCCTGCGAGCTGGAACGATACAGTCTGGGACGATATCAACCGTATGAGGACGCTCAATGCTGAGCAGCGTAGACGTGATATGCAAATGCACGTTTGTCCTTTACAACTCGATATAATCGAACGCCTTATCACTAGGTACTCCAATGAGGGCGATGTTGTACTTGACCCATTCGGTGGAATAGGCTCAACTCCTATGACTGCAATTAAAATGGGCCGATATGGAATAGGCATTGAGCTTAACCCCGACTATTTCCGTGACGGCGTAGGATACTGCAAAGCGGAAGAAGATAAGATAGACGTACCAACGTTGTTTGATTTTATGGAGGTGGAATAAACGAATGAAACATCTCGGCGATATCACGCAGATAAACGGCTATACTGCAACGTCTGTTAATGTTATAATAGGCGGTTCGCCATGTCAAGACCTATCCGTAGCAGGCAAGAGAGCGGGCTTGCAGGGCGAACGTTCGGGGCTGTTTATGGAACAGATACGAATTATAAAAGAAATGAGGGATAATGATGAACGTCAAGGAAGAACAGGTGCTGACATCAGACCAAGATACATGGTGTGGGAAAACGTCCCAGGAGCTTTCAGTTCCAACAAGGGTGCAGACTTCGGAGCAGTCCTGCAAGAAACAGTCAAAGTCATCGAGCCGAAAGCCCCCGCTATTCCTGTCCCTCAAAAAGGCTGGCCAACAGCAGGATGCCTCACAGGAGATGATATGGGAAGAAAATGGAGCGTTGCGTGGCGAGTATTCGATGCACAGTTTTGGGGAGTACCCCAGCGTAGACGTAGAATCGCACTTGTCGCAGATTTTGGAGGCTTCACCGCACCCGAAATACTCTTTGAGCGCGAAAGCTTGCAACGGAATACTGACCCGTGCGGAACGTCGTGGAAAGCCGCTTCCTCCCCTGCTGAAAGCAACTTTGCAGTATCAATCAATAACAGAGGTAGCTTTTATGGTGACAAAGCAGAAACTCTAAGAGCAGAGTCACACGGAGCATTACCTACTGCATATTGCATTCAAGGTAATTGCATTGACAGAGCCTTGACCGCAGGATGTAACGGCAAAGGTTGGACGGAAAACGTAAGCTACACGCTTAATACTGTTGACCGCCCTGCGGTAGTTCCGCTGCTTAACGATCAAGGCGGTTCTTCTCTGACCGGGAATGATGCCGCAACAGTCGCACCGACAATACGAGCGGAAATGCACGGAAATGTTCCTGCTGTTGTGTTTTCAGACGTCGCTAGTACTCTGCGTGCTGGAGCGGGTGCACCTAAGCACAATTCGGATGTTAAGGGTAGGTTGGTTTATGGTTTTAAAAGCCGCAACGGAGCGAAAGCACGCAGTATTGGTTTAGAAGAAGACAGAAGTCCTACGCTATCGAGTACATCACTTGATGAAACTGTATTCATTGCTCTTGAAAATCATCCGCAGGACAGCCGTGTTAAAATGGCTGAGAATAATATCGTGCAAACGCTTAACGGCAAAATGGGTACAGGAGGAGGTAACACTCCTATGGTATTTGCCATCGACCGAGCCGCCTATAATCAGGGAATCAATGCCAAGTATGATATCGGTATCGACGAGAACGGACCAGCTTACACAGTAGTTTCAAAAGGTCCTGGTGCTGTGTGCATCGGAAACGGGCAAACATCTCAACTTAAAGCCAGCGAAAAAGTTGATACATTGGACTGTATGCATGACCAGAAAGCCATTATAGAGCTATCAAACGGCATAGTACGCAGACTTACGCCCCTTGAGTGTGAGCGATTACAGGGCTATCCAGACGGATGGACGGCAATAGGCGAGATAGTCGGATACAATGTGTACACTGATGACGAGGGCAACGAATACAAAGACCCGATAAGAGAGTACACGGATGGCAACGGCAAGAGGAAGAAAGTAACCGATAGTGCACGTTATAAGGCACTAGGTAACAGCATATCAATCCCGAATTGGTTCTACGTTCTTCAAAAACTTACGCTTTATTGTGGGGCTGATACCACAATGGCTAGCCTATTCGACGGCATCGGCGGATTTCCGTTGATATGGGAAACACTTAACGGAAAAGGTTCTTGCGTGTGGGCATCGGAGATTGAAGAATTTCCAATCGCCGTTACAAAATTCAGATTTAATACATAAAAAACCGCCCCGTAGGGCGGCATAAGATTATATTTGACGGTGTTTTTTAAAAAATGTGTAAAAGCCAACGGCAATCGATACTATGAGCAGACCGCCAAGGACAGGGACGGAATCAACGAGTTTCACAAAGGCAAATGCAAAAATCTTAATCGCTGACCGCAAGGACTGCAGCAGTTGTAACATTTTATCACTCCTTTCTTTAAAATTTTATACATTATAACACCGCAGGATATGATTGTCAATGGGCATAACAAATAAAACGCAGGACTTTCACACATCGAACACAAAAGGAGGAACATATGAGTAAAATAAAAATATTTGATGACTGGGTATGGACACTTACCCCTCGTTCTTGTGACGTCGGCATCGCCATCAGTGTGCGTTACGTCTTTCCGTCAGGAGAGTTGGGCGACAGCCATGCGAACAACACTCGCGGAGTCGCCCCCCTTTGCCTGTTTAACCTCAACTATCTTTCATCGTGCCGACAGGCACACATAATCACACATAAGCGAGGTAATTCCATATGACCAGCAGAAAAATCAGAGACTACCAGCGAAACCGCAAACTCAAAGGCATTGTTGACGCAAACTTCAAGACCTTTGCGACTGTGGCAATTGCTCTCAAACACCTGTTTCCACACGACTGGTACAACAAAACCATAACCGACTTTACAACATCATATGCCGAGTTTACAAAACATATGAACGACTATGATGCAGAAGCATACGATTTCCGCGTTGAAGATTTTTGCCGCAAGCTGAACATCAGCGACAGCGACACCTACGATATTATTTTCAGGCTTAACGGCAAGCTCCCTGCTGAAATTTTTCTAGCGTTACAAAACAACTTGAAGTGTATGCTGATACATTTGCGCTTGAATTGCAGCATCGGCTCACAGAGATATGCAAAACTAATTGCATATCTCAAATCAGATGCCAAGATATGCGGACAAGCAGATCTTACAGCACTCGGCTTATCGTTTGACGATGACATTGACTATCGTAAACTCAAATCCAAAACCGAGCAACCGACTTATTCTGACGGAATTAAAGCTCAGCAAATACTGAAAGCACTGAAAGCATACCAAGACGAGGTGATTAAATGTCAGCAACAGCTTTCGAGCAAATCAAAGAGCGACTTACCTGCGTCGAGTACGCACGCAGGATAGGTCTTGCAATAAACAAACCAGGTGACAGATGTGTATCCCCTTTGCGGTCCTCAGCAAACAACAAGTCATCGTTCGTTGTCTACGACGATTATTACTATGACCATGGAGACTCCAAGGGCGGTGACGTTATCGACTTCTGCGCCAACTGTGAGTTCAACGGGAACCGATCAGAGGCACTCCATAAACTCGCAGATCTCACAGGAGTAACCCTCAACTATCAGACGGACAATTGGAAATCCGCACTTGATTCTCGTACAAAACTCGTTGAGAAGTGGCACTCTCAGCTGCGCCCCGAGGATATCGACTATCTGCATGGCCGTAACATTAACGATCAGACCATTAACCGCCTGAAAATCGGCTACACAGGCGAGGGCTATCGCATAGAACTCCCCGACCAAATAGCTGAACACTATGCTGCTAATCGTATATGTATCCCCTATTTCAAGAACGGATATATAGCTTCCTGGAACGCTCGTGCAACGTCAGATAAGCAGAAGGTCAAGTATCTCAAGCCACCAGCTTCAGACAACTCTGACCGAGCTGTCATCTGGGGTATGCACACACTCAATCGCACGTCGAGCAACCTCCCTCTCGTTATCTGTGAGGGAGCGTTTGACGCTTTAAGCTATGAGCAGGAAAACTATCCGATACTAGCGACTATGGGCGGAGCTTTCAGCAAATCTAATCGCGAACAGCTTCCTGTGGTAATTTCAGCCGCTAAGCAGTTTCCATACGTCCTGCTTAGTTTCGACACCGACGAGCCTGGCAGAAAATTCACTCTTAAACTTGGCAAGCAACTATTCTCACACCGCATACCTTTCAAGGTAGCGGCTATCCCACCTGCATTCAAGGACGTGTCTGAATATTACTCGCACGGCTATCCACTTGCAGATCTCGTTGACAATGCCGCCCCAGGTGTCAACGAACTTGCCAAGCGACTTACGGACCGCGAGGAACTCAAGCAGTTCTGCCACGAAGCCGCACGCTGGGTAGCCAAGCCTGAACTGTCAGACTTATTCTCAGCTATCCGTGAGAACATCTCGATATACCGCCCTGAGATGTCAAGCGACTATCTCAACGAGCTACGCAAGTCCTGCTTCGCATCCCCTAACGAGGATATCATAGCCAAATACGTTGCCAAGCGACATAATCTCAGATACCTTGCCAACGTAGGTTTCTACGAATATTCGCATGGCTACTGGCAAGCTCTCGATGATGATGTCATCGGCGGCTACATATCCCGTGAGCTGGGCTCATATCGCACAGGCAGCAAGCTCACATCAATTACGAAGCTTCTCCGCACCGACTGTATCACGCAGGAACAGTTTAATAAGCAACCTCTCCTGAGCTTCATCAACGGCACGCTAGACCTCAGAGACCTCACATTCCGTGAGCACTCCCCGTCTGATATGCTCACGGTACAGTTCAATTTTCCATACGTCCCCGGTACAACGTCTGAACGCTGGAACAAATTCATATACGATGTTTCAGCCGGTGACGCCAAACGTATGTCCCTCTTGCAGGAGATAGCGGGATATATTCTCTACACAGATTGTTCCTTGCAGTCATGTGCTTTTCTTCTCGGCGAGGGCTCAAATGGTAAGTCAGTGTATATTGAAACCCTGCAATCCATTTTCCCGAAAGATGCTCAAACGACTTTCGAGCTGTCAGGCCTTGTTGAGGACTTCAAGCGAATTAAGTTGATGAACTCTCTCGTCAACTTTGGCGAGGAAACCAACACGGACGTTAAGGGCGCAGAGTCCGTTTTCAAGCAAGTCGTTGCAGGTGGTGCGATCTCAGGCTGTTTCAAGCATAAGGACTTTGTGGACTTTATTCCACGAACAAAATTTATCTTTGCGTGCAACAATATTCCGCACTTCAAGGACTTCTCATATGGTTTGGAACGCCGTATGCTGTTCGTTAAATTCTCACGTCGCTTTGTGGACGAACCAGACCCGAGCAAGCCGAACGAAATGAAAGCTGACCGCACTCTCAAGGACAAGCTCCTCGCGGACAAGCCTGCGATTTTCAATTGGATACTCGAAGGCTATAACCGCCTCAGACAAACCAGCGCATTCACTGTAACGGACGACTCTGAGGACCTCAAACAATCCTTCCGTGAGGTTATCAACCCTGTTTCGGAGTTTGTTTCCGAAGAGCCGTATGCTGAGTATTTTAATGATGAAAACACCGACTATATCAGCAACACAAAGCTGTATCAATTCTATCGCATATGGTGTGAAGAAACAGGACATCACGCCAAAGCACTTTCGTCATTCAGCAGAGAATTCAAACGACTTACCGAAGATAAGTTAATTGCCGTGCGCAGAACGAAAGAGCGAGGCTATCAGCTCAAGGATTCTCAGCAGAAAATCAGCATCTTTAATGGTGACGGCTTTGATGAACTTCTCTGACCGCCCATGACAGCCGCCTATGACAGATGTATCTGCGCAATCCGACATGTTATCCGTCATAATCCGTCATGGGTTCTCGCTTGTTAACAATTAATTCACAAAACGCACGTTTGTTCTGACTCATGACAGATATAAAACCACATCTGTCATGGGTAATCCGTCATCTGTCATAGCCCCTATATTCCTAGCTTTGCGGGGTGCTTATGACAGCATGACAGATACTTTTAACAAAGTACAAATATTAATAAATATAAATACATATAGAAAAAACGAAATTTTGTCATAAAGTCATGTCATTCCGTCATATCCGTCATAAGGAGGTTTTATAATGTCCAATTACGCCGATTATCTCAGCTGCATTTCAGACCCGCATATCTATGCTGTGATGAAATGTATTTACGTTCAAAAGCTCACGCAGGAACAAACTGCTGAGCGACTTTGTATCTCACCTTCGACTGTCTATCGCGTTCACAAGGTAGGCTGTCGCACAATCAATGAAATTATCCAAGGAGGTGTTCAGAATGGCAAATGATGTTGTAAAAGGCAGAGGCGGTAAAAATAACTTCGGTGTTTCAAATAAAACTGCTCTTGCAAAAGATAGCGCTTTTGTCGGTAAGCTGGTCAACGAAGTTTACGTTGCTTACAAACAGCCAAAAGTAAAGTCAAATGCAGAACTTGCAGATAGACTCGATAAGTATTTTAAACACTGTGCTGAAAATAATATCGTTCCTACCGTTGAGGAAATGTGCCTGTTCACTGGCTACTCAATCCAGACTGTCTGGGATTGGGAAAAAGGCAGAACACACCCGTTTGACGAGGGGGAGTTGAACGTTTCGACGTCAGAAATCATAAAAAACGCCAAGAGTTTTATGCGTGCATTTGACGCAAAATTGGTGCAGGCAGGCAAGCTAAATCCTGTGACTTACATCTTCCGCGCAAAGAACTACTACGGGATGACCGACAAGCAGGAAGTTGAGGTCACAAAGACCAATCAGCTTGGCGACAATCTGACCGACGATGAGCTGGCAAAGAAGCTCATGAAAGAAACTGAGGTCATAGACGTTGAAGCTTCTGAAGCTGAGGAATAGCAAGCGACTATGCCGAGCGACTATCACTCACGCACTGAGCGACTATCAAGCGACTATGAAACGCACACAGAAACGTAAAAATTTTCACACGCAATAGTCGAAATAAATATGAATAGAAAATCGGTAAGAAAACAGCTGAAAATACGCCGCCTGAGGGGTTGACCTTTGGGCGGCGGTGATTTTATCGAAAAATCATGCACGTGCCACAAGACAGCTAACAAGCCCCGTATGCCGTTTCAACGTTTAGAGTGATGTTTTATAGGTGACGTGCTAGAACGTCATAGGACGCACGCTAGGGGCATTGTAGAACGTCATAGCAATAACAATACTGTGAAGATATCACCGCTAGGCCGTCCAGCACGTCGCAAGAGCCGTCGGACAGCGTTGAGCGGTAAAGACATAGGGATATGATATCGGACCGCATAGGCGGGCGAATAGGTGGCAAGGGACGGAACAGAACAACAACGCCCGTCCCACGATTAGCGGAGCAGGCAAAAAAAAGAAGCCCACCAAAGCCGGAGCCTTGGCGGGTAAAAATATAGGGGGCTGATACCGTCAACCCCCCTAGAACGATTATTTATAACGCTTTGCCGTTCTGATAACCACCAGAACGGGGAGCAGAAACAGAGCTATTATTAGCATGCGGTCACCGCCTCGCCCTGGTGTGTGATGCCCATTTCGCGCATACGAATGCATTCGGCAACCAGTTCATTGATATTGTCTTGCGTCCATTCACGCAGATAATCAAAATTAATAATGCGTCTGTGGCCGTCATCTGATAGTTTGTGTGTAACGTTGTACAGTCCCCAACAGTTGCCGTTGATATCATAGTAGTATGTTTCAACGGCGATATGTGTTGGCAGCATGGTTTTTATAAATCCTGCCTTGCGCCATACCCGCATCATGTCATGCGGGTTGTTTAAATCGTGGTCACATCGTGTGACCTCAACGGCGAAACGATCTCCGACGCGGTATAAAATCCGGCGATCATCGACGATTGTTTCAACGTCGGTGACAAATTGCATATAGTGATTTATGATCTGCTGTTCAATTTCTGTTCTTTTCATGGTGTTATACCTCCTGCTATTCATTAATCGTGTAGCTGTATGGCTTGCCGTCTTCGGCTCTGCGTGCGGCACATATCGGGTTGCCGTGCATATCCGTTATTAACACGCTGTCTCCGCCGAGGTTCTGCAGGTGTTTCGCTGCGTTTCTGCTGGTGCTGATGATCGTGTTTCTGTAACCGTAGTGTACTAGATAGTTTTTCATGTTTTACCTCCTGCCCTGTGGGCTGTCTTGCTGTGGGTTTTGTTTCTGTTATTATAATATCAGATATTTCTGATATTGTCAACCCTTTTTAATCAATTTTTTCTGATATTTTTTAACTTTGTTGAATGTGTACAAAAAATCAAAAGATATTGCACACATTTGTACAAACAAGATCATGATAAACGGCCGCTATTATTATATATACCTTTATAAACGAAAAAAAGACCCACCCTCGGGGGTCTTGCAGGACGGACCCACCCCCTTCACTCAACCCCCCGACTAGAAAAAAATATAAAAAAGGGGTTGACACAAACAGATATATCTGATATAATATAAGCAACAAAGTAACGGAGGTAGTAACAATGAACATTTGCAAAATAATCGCCAGCGTCATGGCAGACACGAAGACGACGCAGAAATCACTATTGCTCAAAATCAATGCACTTGCCGGCAAGCAGGTGATAAAGTCACAATCAGTTATTTCCGAAAGGTTAAAAAACAAGAACATTGGCGTTGATAAAGCATTTGAAATGTTAGACGCAATGGGCTATGAAATAATCATACAGCCAAAAAGCACGCGTGGCAAAAGAGCAACGGGATCATATGTGATAACAAAAGAGGACGAGCAGGAAGAAGAATAATGAATAGAAAAGCAGCAGGTCAGGCAGGGTGAACAGCAGGAAACATAAAGGGTGATGTGCAATGGTATACGGATATGCAAGAGTCAGCTCCGTAGGACAGATAGACGGAAACAGCTTTGAGGACCAAGAGAAGCTTATAAAAAGCAACTATCCAAATGCAGAAATACATCTGGAACAGGGCTCAGGTGCAAAAGAGCGTAAAGTGATGAATGAAATAATGGATAAGGCGGTTTCAGGTGACACGATAGTAGTTACAAAGCTTGACCGCTTCTGCCGGTCAACAGCGTTAGGCTTGGAGTATATCGAACGCATGAGAGCGAAAGGTGTCAAGATACACATTCTCAACATGGGTCTGATAGAAAACACACCAATAGGCAAACTAATTATCACAAACCTATTGGCATTTGCCGAGTTTGAGAGAGCAATGATACTTGAACGAACGCAATCAGGCAAAGCTATTGCACGTCAAAAAGAGGGCTACCAGGAAGGCAGACCGAAAACTGTAAACATACCCGAGGAGGTAAAGCAAAAGGTCGATAGCGGTGAAATGACAGTAGCCGCCGCCTGCCGAGAGCTTGGCATAAGCCGTTCAACGTGGTATAATGAAATGAGAGCGACAAGATAAGAGCAGAACGATAACAGCAGAACGATAATAAAAAGATAGAGCGTGCCAAGTGCCGAGTGCCAAGTGCCACATAGCTGACGATGAAAGGAGGCTAGTTGTGTGGCACTATTTTTATGCCATGCAGAAAAAGTATGATAGATCTGACAGTAGTAGGCAACAGAGCATTAAGCAAAGAAGATATGTTTAAGCTTGCTCAAAAGCAGGCAAATGGTGAGTTGAAAACAGAACAGCTCCTGCTTGAAACGTTGAAAGTTCAGGACGAAAAGAAGAAACCGATGATAAAGGCGGCAAAGCATAGCTATGAGAACGCAATGAGAAAAACAAGTGAACTTGCAAAAGCAGGCAAAGCAAAACTCGCAAAAGAGTGGTATGACCTGGCTCACAAATTCGTACTGTGGGCAGGCGACAGCGATTTTGATGCATATATGCTGGCTTCCGAATGGAACAGAGAACCAAGCGCTAAGTTCTGGGCACCAAGGAGAGCTGTTCTTGAGGGCAAGCACAAGCTGGCAACGCAGATACAAGAGTTCATAGACGATGAGGACGCCCTGTTTCTGAGCTTGAGCACGCCCCCAGGTGCAGGCAAGAGCACGCTTATAAAGTTCCTGCTGTCATACATTGCAGGGTTGTTTCCGCAGTCTGCGAACATATACACGTCATACTCAGACGGAATGTCGAAAATGATGTATGACAGTGTGGTATCAATGCTAACGGACACAAGCGAATATGGGCACAACGATATTTTCGACAATGGTATGCCTACATTGAGTGCAGAGTACAACACGATATCATACAGGAAGAAAGGCGACTTCCCTACTATCGGAGTTATCTCCCTGGGCGGTTCGGTAACAGGTCGAACGAGAGCAAATAAGTTCATGATAACAGATGACCTCGTAAAAAATGCGGAAGTGGCAAGAAACCCGCAAAGGCTTGAAACGCTGTGGCAGGATTACAGAGATACGCTGACAACCCGACAGATAGGCGATAATGTAAAGCAAATAATGCTCGGTACGATATGGAGTTTGCATGACCCTATCAGCCGAATGCGAACTGATCATGAGGGAGATCCGCGATATAGATTTATTGCGATACCCGTATGTGATGATAACGGCCATAGTAATTTCAATTACAACTGTGCGGACAGATACACAGATAAAAAAATACGTGACATAAAAACAGCGATAGATAATGTCACATTTAGTTGCCTGTATATGCAGCAACCTATGGAACGTGAAGGTCTGCTCTTCCATAAGGACGAAATGAACTGGTATAACGGAACACTGCCTGACGGCTCTGCAAGAAGAATAGCTGTGTGTGACGTAGCATGGGGCGGTGACTATCTGGCAATGCCAATAGGATATCTGTATGAAGACGGAAGTTTATTTTTGCAAGACGTGGTGTTCAGCAAGGGCGATAAAAAAATCACACAGCCAATGGTTGTGGCAAAGAGCATACAGCATCAGATACATCAAGAGAGGTTTGAAGGTAATAACGGCGGAGATGAATATGCGAATGAGATAGATAAACAGCTGAGAGCACAGAACGTCCACATAAATATCAGCAGTAAACGTGCGTCGACAACGCAGAGCAAGCTCAGCCGAATATTGCAGTATGCGCCAGATATAAAGCAGGTGTATTATCGCAACGATAACGGCAGAGGTGAGATGTACGATAAATTTCTTGAAAATCTGTTTGCATTTAATCAGAGCGGTAAAAACGCACATGATGACGCCCCTGACAGCATGGCACAGCTGTGTGCGTTTGCAACAAATGGCGTAGGTGCAAGTGTGGAGATTATCAAGAGGATTATATAGGGGGACTTAAATAAGGGAAACTTAAAGGCAGACGTTGAAAAAAATAGTGCATATTGCACAAAAATGTTGAAAAATATTTTACATAGTGTGAAGTGGAAAAAGTTGAAAAGTAGTATTATAATTAGCTTGTCAGGAGGGATAGATAATGGATAATAGGCGCATACATAATAGGCGCATAGATGTATATTGTCCGAGCTGTGCGGCGGCAGGCATAAAGCGAAAGCTTATGGAAGTCGATAATGACGCAAAGGGCATTATCTATCCATACTGCAAGGGCTGCAAGAAAAACGTTGCAGTTAAATTGCCCATAAGTGCTGAAAAGCACCTCCGTTAAGTTAATTTACGGGGCGAAAGCCCCGTATGCTCCGCAAAGTCAGGGTGGGTGCAATTCCCACACGGAACACCAAGCCTGTTATAAGTCTGTCGGCCGAGGTCGGCAACGAATAACTTAAAAATCACACATTGGTGGCTGTGTGTCGCTGGGTAGAATAGCCTAGGGTACTTTTTTACAATGAATTTATTTTCCTTAAAGCTAAATTCATTTCGTTCGCTGGAACGAAATCCAGCCCAACGGGTTAATGCTTAATCCCGTATCAAAAGGCATATCATTCCTTTACTCTGCCAACACTGATGAGTGTTCGGGCAGGATTGCAAAGCTGTATTGCAACAGGTACAGCTTTGAATTTGCAGGTTGAGAGTTCACGAGCTTAAAGCCTGCACCAGTGAAACTACTCCGCATAGTCATGAATATGTGTTGCTGTAAGTGTAATCGGAGTTAATGGCTTACAGGACAGCCTGACGTTAACGGGACCTAGCCGCAAGGGCTGAGCAGGCGGCGGCAAAAAATGCAGGTTGAGAGCGTGCCAGCTTGATATCTGCTCCATTTGGCAACTGCTACCCTCACCCACAAAGCAGTTGCCATGCAAGCTTGTCCAGGCTTGATCTCCTTTCTGTTTTTACAGCGGCGGTAACACGCCGCACATGTCGGCTGACAGTGTGAGCCTGAAAGTCGGCACCATAAGAAACTTTACAACAAAATAACAAATTTTATTTACCTGAGTGCATAACGGGCTGACAACTCGCTCAGAAATTGACAACCGGAGGCGTCTTGTGTGTACGGATACGTTCGCAAGGGGGCTTATTAATAGCTGTGAGGCTATCAATGGAGAGAGCATTCTCAATCGAAGTCGGTTGTGCACATAAAATGTATAGTCAAAGGCTTTGCAAACTTGCCGTCAGAATAATAGACGGTCTCTGTGAGACAATAAGCCCATAAGCTGTGAGCTGGTGCTTGCAAGCCAATGTGGGTAATACCAAAACAATCTGATAATCACGTTGAAATAAGGCAAGAAGCAAGAAAGAGTAGCATAAATCGTGAAACAAAATTTTGCTGAAAGTCATGTGAAATTTGCGGGCATTAATCTCGCATAGGATACAAACGGGTAAGAAGCTTGTGGGTCGCTCCTGCAAGCTCAGCCTTATCCGCCTAGTGGCTGAATATGATTAGAATTTTATGTGTAAAGCGAAAGCTTGAATAGAATTTGTTGTTTTGTTGTAAAGAGAATATTAAGTTTAAGTGCCAAGTGTTTAATTACCAAGTGCCTATTAGTTATCTGAAAAAAGATAGCTGATAGGCACTTTTTTGTTGCACGGAGGTGAAACAATACGGAGTTACACGGCAGACGAAAAATCTTTCTGAATGAAAGAGATATTACAGAAGAAAACATTATTGAAATAGTTCGGAGAGCGGTCGCAACTCACGAATTGAACCGAGAAGAAATTGAGTATCTCCACAACTATCTACGTGGTAAGCAACCAATTTTAAATCGTGTCAAAGAGGTTAGGCCTGAGATTAATAACAAGATTGTTGAAAACCATGCATTGGAAATAAACAATTTCAAAGTTGGTTTTATCTTTGGTGAGCCTGTTCAGTATGTTAAGCGTGGAAATTGCGAGCTTGATAATACAGGAAGCGATGCTCCATCAGATAATGGTGTGGCGGCTCTCAACGAGTATATGCAAGAGGACGATAAAGCTGCCAAGGACAGAGAGCTTGCTGAGTGGATAAATCAGTGTGGCGTGGGATATAGGCTGGTACTTCCCTCTGATGTGGACGAAGATGTTCCGTTTGAAACATATATACTTGACCCTAGAAACACGTTTGTTATCTACAGTAATGACTATAAACGCAAGCCTGTTATTGGTGTGACATACTCCAGCTACAGATTTGCAAATGCAGATATAACAAGCTACAGGTCATTTGACATTTACACCAATGAATGGTATTGGCGTATCGACTTCAAAAACGGCGAAGGCGTTGTGGCTAGATCACAGCCGAACAACATTGGATATATTCCAATTATCGAGTATGAAAATAATCCTGAACGTTTAGGCTCATTTGAGACAGTTATAACACTTTGCGATGCTATAAACAACATTGACAGTAATGACATTGACGGAATTGAGCAGATAATACAGGCGTTTACATGGTTTGACAACATAGATATCGACAAAAAGCAGCTGCAAGAGCTCAAAGAGCTTGGTGCAATAAAAACCCGTTCGCAAGAAGGGCGTCAAGCGTCAATAAAAAACATCGAAACAAAACTTGACATTTCACAGACTCAGGTAGCTAAAGATGACCTATATGACCGAATGCTTACTATTGCGAGTGTGCCTGATCGCCGAGCAAGTGCAGGTGGCAACACAGGTCAAGCTCTGATAATCGGTGAAGGCTGGGTAATGGCTGAAAGTGCTGCCAAAGCTTTTGAGTTGATGTTTGTAAAGCCTGAAAAGCAATTTTTAAGAGTTGTTCTGAAAATCTGCAAGAATACTCGAAACTGTAAGCAGGAAGTCAAAGATATTAAGCTTCACGATATTGATGTGAAGTTTACAAGAAACAAGACTGACAACCTGCTCACCAAGACACAAGGTCTGATGAATATGTTGCAGGCAGGCATTCACCCAAGAATAGCTATTTTGCACTGCGGATTGTTCTCTGACCCTGAACAGGTTTATCAAGATAGCAAGCCATACTTAGAAGCAACAACACAGCAACAGCAAGATACGGGTAATTTTGCCGTAAATACCACTGTAGCTGATGAAATGCTCAAAGCTATAGGAGCTATGGACAACAACGGCGGTGATAACAGTGGCAACGCTTAAATTTGATGAGCTTAACGTGTTGTGGTTTAACAAAATGGAGTTGCCAACCGCTGAAAAGCTATTGCGAATAGAAATGGCGGCAGTGTTTGAGCGAGAACTCAATAAGATATTTTCCTCACAGCGTGAGCGTGCTGACAGCGACAAATATCTGCTATATGCAACAGTGTATGCAACGATAATGTCTAGCACGTACATCGAGATTACAAACAATTATTTTTTAAAGTATGTTCTGAACATAGCAAGCAATGTAAAGGGGCTATCGGAATATTCCCAAAAATGGATTGTTAAGCACTCGGAACAGTTTGCAAAGGAAATTCAGCAGACAACTCAAAGGCTTATTGAAAGCGGGGATTATGACAACGCATTTTCGGTAAGCCGAGCTAGAACTATATCACGCACAGAAATCAATGCTCTGTGCGAATGTGCAACCTTAGAGGGATATTATCAAAGCGGTTACACAAAGAAGATGTGGGTATCGTTTAAGGACAACAAGGTCCGAGATACACACAAAGTCGCTGACGGACAAGTCAGGAGATTGTTTGAACCATTTGACATTGGCAACAGCCAGCTGATGTTTCCGCAAGATAGTTCGCTGGGAGCATCGGCAAAAGAAATCGTTAATTGCAGGTGTGTTATGCAACCTGTGAAATAAATTGTAGCTGTGCGTTAAACAGCAAACGTCAAGCCGAGCAACCGGCGTTAATAAGCGTAGACGTAGAAAAGGAGTGTTTTTTTATGACAAGAGAAGACGTAAAGGGTATTTTCCCAAACGCAACAGATGAGGAAATCACAGCATTTCTGAACAAACACAATGGTGAAGTCACAGCAGCCAAGTCCAGCGGTGTAAAAGCTGACGAGCTTGCGACACTCAGAGATAAGGCAAAGAAATATGATGACTATGAAGCCGAAAAGCTGACGGCTGAGCAGAAATTGAAAAAACTCACTGATGAAGCTGAGGCAGCTAAGATCACCAACCTTAAAATGTTGAATAAGACTAAAGCTGTTGCGGAGTTCGTAAACTGTGGCCTTAAAGAGGACGATTACAAGGGATTTATCGACAGCATTGTTTCAGACAATGAAGAAACTACAGTTAATTCTGCAAAGTCCATTGCTGCAATGCTCACATCTCAAAAGAAAGCCGTTGAAGATAAGCTTAAAGAAGACGGCCTAAAGAACACTCCAAAGCCTCAGGGAGCAGGCGGAAACGACGGACTTACATCTGCTGAAAAGATAGCCGAGAAATTGGCTACAGACAGAGCAACCATTGCTAAAACTGCGGCGGAAGGTCTAAAAAAATACATATAGGAGGTAATTAAATGGCTAATATGATGAAGTCTACAGCCGTAATTGCAGATAAGACAATTCTCGCAAACGGCGAATTTTTGGCAAGACCATATACAATCAAGGCAAGCGCTATCACAGCTGATAGCAACGGAAAGAAAATCGTAAAAGGTGGAACTCCATTTCCTGCAAACGATTCAACCGCTATCGGTCTTCTGCTTGACACAGTTGACGTAACCGACGGTGACAAGACAGTAGCACTTGTGTATGCAGGAACAGTTTCAACCGCTAAGCTGACAGCTAACGGCGTAACAGTACAGACAGCGGCTAAGACAGCACTGCCTGGAATTACATTTTTTGAATAAGGGAGGCAATACATAATGCAGAATTTTTCAGATGTTTTCACAGCTAAAGCATTTGCTATGTACTGGACAAAGTACCTTGAGCAGGCAAATACAGAAGGCTATCTGGGAACTTCCCTGTTCCCACCTGTAAAGAAAAAGGGTATCGATATAAAGTGGATTAAGGGTAGGTCAGGCCTGCCTGTAACACTCAGACAGAGCGCGTTTGACGCTGTAGCACATGTCAGAGATAGAATTGGCGCAACTGCGATTCAGACAGAAATGCCATTCTTCCGTGACAGTTTCATCGTTAAGGAAAGTGACAGACAGGAAATCCTGAGAGCACAGGACAGCAATGATCCATATGTACAGCCTGTACTCGACAACATCTACAACGATGCCAAGAACCTTACCAACGGTGCAAATGTTGTTCCAGAGAGAATGATCATGCAGCTTCTCTCACCAGCTGACGGCTCACCTAAGATTGAGATATCAGACGGTGCAAAGGTAAGCTGTCTGTATGAGTATGACGTTGACGGCTCATTCAAGGTAAACAATTTCAAAGCTCTCACAGGTACAGCTGCATGGACAGATCATAAGAATTCAAACCCTGTACAGGACATTCTTGACGCTAAGGATGCCATTTATAAGCTTACAGGAAACGATCCTGCAATCGCCCTGATGTCAAAGAAGACACTCAAAGATATCAGAGAGAATGAGAACGTCAAGGCGTATATCGTTGCCAAAGCTCAGGCAGCAGGTGGCGTTGTTCTCGTAACAGACAAGCTCGTAAAGGAGTACATCTCTGAGGAAGCTGAGCTCACAGTTGTTGTAAACAACAAGTCATTTATTGACGAAAGTGGCACAGCAAAGAGATTTTATCCAGACGATATGGTAACACTTCTCCCCGCACAGCCACTCGGCTCAACAGTTTATGGCACAACGCCTGAAGAGGCTGACCTCATGGCTGACGGCAAGGCAGATGTTGCTATCGTAAATACAGGCGTTGCAATCGCAACAATCAAGCAGGAACACCCTGTTAATGTAAGAGTGCTTGCAAGCGAAATCGTCCTGCCATCATTTGAGGGCATGGATAACGTTTATGTTATCAACACAAATGCCAAAATCGGTGAACTTACAGTAAATTCTGTTGCTGGCACAAGTGCATCAGGCAAGACAAAGGTAACAGTATCACCATCTCTGTCAGCGGGCAACTCCTACAAGTATAAGACAGCATCTAGCGTAACTGTTCCTGAGTTTGGTGCAGATTGCAAGTCAGACTACACTGCATGGGACGGAGTATCCGAGATCACCGCAACAACAGGCAATAAGATACTCATCGTTGAGGTAGATGCAAACAACAAGGCTGTAAAGGCTGGTTCAGCTACAGTAGTGTCTAAGGCATAAAAGGAGAGTGCAAAATGGATATGATTGAGCTGTTTAAGGCAAGCGTTCCTGAGGAAAATTCCGAGGAATTGATTATGCAGTATTTAGACACTGCTCAATCAATTATCCTTGCACATCGCTTCCCTTTCGGCACAGACCGCACAGAGGTTGAGCCACAGTACAAAGGCTTACAGTTGAGAATTGCCATAGACCTATACAATAAGCGTGGAGCTGAGGGCGAAAAGGCACACTCTGAAAACGGAGTAAGCCGTACATATGAAAGCTCGTGGGTATCTCAACAATTGCTTGACGAAATCGTTCCGAAAGCTGAGGTATTGTAATGAGAAACCTAATGCGAAACGTTACAAAAATAAGCTATAAGCTGTATTTAGGTGAACAAGATTTACTTGATGATGACGGCTATAGGACAGGCGAGAAAGGCATAAGTTACTCAGATTTTAGCGAGTGCTATATGTCGATATCAGGCAATAAAAGCGACAGCGAAATGTCACAGTTCGGTCGAAACCTGGACTATGATAGAACAATGTCAACCGCAGATATGAAGTGCGACATTGACGAGCACTCACTGCTGTGGATAGATATTGACGTCAATGGTCCTCACAATTTCATTGTAAAAAAACGCTCTGTTACGCCAAATCAAATACAGTTTGCCATAAAACAGGTGAATGTCAATGAGGAAGATAGCGTTTAATCTGTCAGAAGATAGCTTGACACAAGCCGTTGAGCAAATGAAAGCATATAAAGCTGAGATACACAAAAAAGCTCAACTACTTGTGGAACGTCTTACTGATTATGGACTAACGATATGCAGAGCAAAAGTCATTGAAATGGATATCCCTGATACAGGACATTTGCTCAGCCGGGTTGACGGCTACTATAGCCCGTTGCTTAATGCTGGTTTTATTTCTTGTGACTGTGATTATGCAGTGTTCGTTGAATTTGGAACAGGTGTAAAAGGTGCATCACAGCCATATGTAGGACAAGCCATAAGCGAATGTGGCTATCAATATATGGGCGGAACACATTATATCACGACGCAAGACGGACGTATAGGCTGGTTTTATCTTGCTGATGACGGAACGTGGAAGTTTACACAGGGCATGCCAAGCAGGCCATTTATGTACGAAACAGGGTTGGAAATGCGAAATGCTCTTGACAACATTATTAAGGAGGTTTTTAAGTGATTGACATTGAAAACAAGGTGTTTGACACAGTGTCGAAAGCACTTGAAAAAGCCTTCAAGGGTATATCTGTCAGCAGCATAAACACAGATAAACCCGCAACATTTCCGTATGTATCAATCGTGGAAACAAGCAACTCGGTTGATCCTGCGTACATAGACAGCGGCAGAATTGAGAACGCAAGCAACCTACTGTACACAGTGAATGTTTATAGCAACCTCGCCAAAGGCAAGAAAACGCAAGCCAAAAAAATCAGAAACCTTGTGTCAGACGAGTTCGATAAAATCGGCATGATGAGAACATTCTGCCAGCCTATTGAAAATCTATCTGACACATCAATATATCGTATCACAATGCGTTTTGAGTGCAAAGTTGATACGGACGAAATAATCTATAGGAGGTAATGAAATTGGAACACGCAACGATTGATACATATCTCGAATACAAAGAAGGCAGCATGAGCGGATTTGAGATACTGAGTGACATTACATCATATCCAGATCTGTTTACCGCCCCTGAAAAGTTGGATATTTCTGACTTGTCAAGCAGACAGAAAAAATATGCTGAAGGTATGACAGATGTTCCTGACTATACATTTGGAGCAAATTATGTCAAAGTTACCTATGACAAAGTCAAGAAACTTGAGGGCAAAACTGATATCGAGTTTAGGCTTCTTTTTGGCAAAACAGGCCAGTATGGTGCTTGGGGCTGGACAGGCTCAATTTTTGCAAATGTTAAGGGCGGCGAAGTCGGTGGCAAGAGAGAAATGGAACTCACTTCTTATGTACAGTCAGATGTAACACCTATAACAGTTTCAGATACATAATTTTTAGGAGGATAAAACAATGGCAAAGACAATCAATTTCAATTACGAAGGTCAGCACTACGTTCTTGAATTTTCCAGAAGAACAGTAAGGCAAATGGAAAATAACGGCTTCACTCTGAATGATCTCTCAGACAAGCCAATGAACACTCTGAACGAGCTTTTTGCAGGTGCTTTCAAGAAAAATCACCGCAACGTAAAGCCTGAACAGATTGACAAGATGCAGGCTCTTTTCGCTGACAAGGACAAACTGATAGAGACTCTGTTCTCAATGTACAGCGAAACTATCGAGACACTGACAACAAATGACCCTGCTGAGGATAGGGAAAATTTGATAACCTGGAGCGTTGGAGAGTAGACAACGTTCCGAAAGAGCAAACATATACTCAAACATTTCTAAAAGCTTTGCCATTGTATTTATCCATAGGCATGACTGCCAAAGAGTTTTGGGAAGGTGACTGCTGTTTGGCAGTTGCCTTTCGCAAAGCTGATGAGATGACACAAAAAGCAAAGAGAGAAAAGGACAATTTCAATGCATGGCTAACGGGACTATATGTTCAAGAAGCCATAGCAAGTTGTTTTTCAAAAGACGGCAAATATCCCGATAAACCGCATGACATTTTCAAAGCCGACAAGGATAATGAAAAAACGTATGATGACATCATGCGAGAAAATGCGGAGAAATTCAGGAAATTTGCAGAAGCATTTAATAAAGGAAGGGCGGCAAATAAGGGCAATTAAACAGACTTATTGCCACCCTTATTTTTTTTATCTAGGAGGTGAAAAGTATGGGATTAGACATCGATAAGCTTAGTTTGAAAGTAGAAGCTTCGTCTGACAACGCTGAAAAAAAACTCGATAGGCTGATTGTTAGGCTCGAAACGCTTAAAAAGTCAGTGGGTAAACTTTCGGGGCTTGACAAGCTTTCCGAAAAGCTCAACAAAATAGCGGCAAGTGCCAATGCTATATCAGGTGTGGATAAGCTTGCAAAGCTTGTTGAAAGCGTTTCAAAGCTGTCACAGATAAAGTCTCCAAATGTTACAAAGACCGTGAACAGCATTAAAAAGCTTTCTGAGGCGTGCAATGCAGTAAGTGGTATGAGTAATGTGAGTGTGCTTAAAGAGAATATAACGGCTATCACAGAGGCGTGTAAGCCAATGCAGGAAATGGGTAAGAACAATCTGTCACCATTCCTTAACAGTCTCAAAAAGATACCTGATATCACAAAGTCACTCGATACAGAGAAAATCAATGAGTTCGCAACGAGAATACGCCAGCTTACCTCCGCTATAGAGCCGTTGACAACGCAGGTTTCAAAGGCGGAAAACGGACTTGTTGCACTTAATGGCATTATGAAGAGTTCAATAGCGAGAAACGGAAACCTTGCATCTGCAAATGCCGTAACTGTAAAATCCTATACCAGTTTGTCCTCAGTTTTTAAGGACGCAAGAATAAGAGCCGCCGCACTTTACGTCACAGTCAATAGGGCTGCAGATGCACTCGCCGATTGTTTGCAATCATCAAACGAGTATGTCGAAAACATCAACCTATTTACAGTAGCTATGGGCGATTATTCAGAAGAAGCATATAGGTATGCCGAAAAAGTAAATAGTCTGCTTGGTATTGATATTTCTGAGTGGATACGCTTTCAGGGCGTGTTCAAGCAGATAACAACAGGTTTTGGAGTTGCGGCTGAAAAGTCAAACATAATGTCCAAAAACCTGACGCAGATAGGCTATGATATAGCATCATTCTTCAACATCTCCATAGAAGATGCTATGCAGAAAGTTGAATCTGGTATCTCTGGAGAACTTGAACCGTTGCGTAGATTGGGTTATGCCCTTGACGCCGCAACGCTTCAGCAGATAGCCTATGATAATGGCATTCAGCAGAACATCAACACCATGACGCAGGCTCAGAAGTCACAGTTGAGATACGTCGCTATTCTTCAGCAATCTACAAATGTTATGGGCGATATGGCAAGAACCATCGTCACACCTGCGAACTCAATGAGAATTTTGCAGCAGCAACTTGAACAGCTCAAGAGAGCCATAGGCAACATTGTGAGCGTGTTTGCTGTGAAGATGATACCATATGTCCAAGTGTTTGTAAGACTTCTTACAGACGCCGCTAACGCCATTGCAAAGTGGTTAGGCTTTGAGCTGCCGACGATAGATTATTCTGAGGTTGGCAAAGGTCTAAGCAGTGTAACAGAGAATGCAGATGATGCAACAGAGTCTGTCAAGGAAACAAAGAAAGCGTTGCTTGCACTTGCTAGCTTTGATGAGATAAATCAGCTCAATCTTGACAAGAACAACGGCAATGACAGCGGAGATACCACAGGCAACAAATATGATCTCGGCATTGATTTGCCTGAATATGACTTTCTTGCAGGACTTGACAAGCAGACGGACGCACTTTACAAAAAAGTCAAAGCTCAGCTGAAAGAGCTCTACAACTGGCTCAAAAAGCACAAAGATATGATTAAGGTCATTGCAGGACTATTGGCAACAGTATGGGCAGTAAATAAGATTGCTAACCTGATTAACTGGGTGAAGAAGCTTAAAGGGGCGTTTGGAGCATTAAAAATTGTCAAAGATTGTACGAGTTGGCTATCAAAGCTTAAAGCGGTTGGAGTAGGAGCAATTTCAGGTATTGTCGGTGGTTTTGCAGGATTTGATTTCTTCAAAAAGCTTGCGAAAGGCACGTTGGATTGGAACAGTGCACTTGTTGATACAGGCATAGCTGTTGGAGCTATTGCAGCGGCATTTGCAATCGGAGGGCCTATTGCAGGTGCAGTTGCTATAGTAGGAACGCTAACTGGTGCATTTATTGGTCTGTACAAAGGTGCAAGAGATGCCAAAATGGAAATAGTCGGACTTTCTGACAATGGCGGTACTAAAATATCTGAAATTGCGGAAGCATTTGGAGCTCAGTGTGACAAAATCATTGAAGCCAAAAAAGCTGTTTCTGAATATAAAGAAACAATCACAAGCAATCAAGACAAAATAGATCAAGCTGTTGGCAATTTGAACGATTTTGGAGACAGGCTAAGTGGGCTTAAAGGAAAGCTTACAGACACCGATAAAGAAAATATAACATCTGGGTTTGAAACAATAGCCACCGCTATCAAGGACAATATTGGTGCAGAAACACAAGGCATTATCGACAATTTTAAGTCTGCAATGGACGGATTACCTGATAATCTAAAAACAAACATACAAAGCAGTATCAGCGAGCTGAACGCTCTAAATTCTCAACTTTCAGGCAATGTTGACAAGGCACAACAATCCATAAACGATTATTACAATACTATATGGAATGGTGGCACGCCAACAGACGAGCAAACCGAGAATTTCAACAAAGCGACAAAATATTTTCTGTCAAAATCGGTTGAAACATCTGACGCATATAAGGAGTACAAGGAAAACTTATCAAAGATTGATTTATCCAAAATCGACTTTGAGGATTTTGATACGTTCAAAAGTTCTATTCAAGACGTTCAGAACAATGCAAATTCGGCAATAACTGCAATAAGTAACGCAAAAAAAGACTCTCTTGATTATATCGAAAGCCTATACCAAGAGACGATAGAACAACATGATCTAGGTTGGGTATCTGATGCACAACTTGCACTTGCAAAAGAAACATTTGAAAATGCAAAAAAGAACATCAACGATAGCGCAGACGAACAGACAAAATCAGTTAAGGACGGACTTGGAAAGATTTTAGGTCAGGCACAGTCGCAATTAAACACAGCTATTGATGATCAAGCTCAGTTTTTTGCACAGCAAGAAACTACGAATGTGTATGGCGATTATCTTCAGTGGACAGATGATGCTTGGAAGTATTTTAACGATAGCTATAGCAATAACATTAAGGAGCAAAAGAAAAATTTCAGTGATCAGCAAGATGTAATAAAGAAGGCTGCTAAAGATACAAAAGTAAACCTTGGCGAATATGTCAAGGCACTTAGCCCGTCAAACATTGACCTCAATCATGCTGACATAGGCGGTTGGGGCAAGGTAATTGCCGCCAAAAAAGGTGCAAAAACAGGCGATTGGACTGATTACGGAAAAGAAATGGCCGCACAGCTATCAAAGGGAATTGAATTGGGTACTGACGGCACTATTAAATCTGTAAAAGGAATGACCAGCAGTTTGCTCAATGAATTCACTTTGGGCGGTGAAAATTGTGTTGCAGGTTTTGCAAACGCTTTGTCCGACAAGGAAAAGAAAGTGTTCGCAGCTGCAAATGACCTCGGACTTAGCAGTTTGAAGTCATTAAAGCTTGCACTTGATGAGCATTCTCCGTCAAGAGAAACGCACCAAATCGGTGTCTTCTTCCTCCAAGGCTTCATGAACGGCATAAAATCACTGTCAACGTTTATGAACACTTACGTAGCAAATACAGCAAAATCAGCCGTTACAACATTTGATACAAAGTCCACGACAACCTCAATTGGTATCAAATTTATAGACCGCTTTAAAAACGGAATTGACCTGAGGAAAAATAGCCTCATCAACGATATAGTTGACATTTTCAACACAATTCTCGACAAGGCAGATAGTTTCCACGTCCAGTTCTTCAATTCGTTCAATAGTGCGGTACCTGCAATACAGATAGCCTCAAATGGCATTCTCGCCGCTATGGGGCAAGCTGTATCTATACCACAGATAAGCTATACAGCACCTGGATATCGTGTTCAGGGATATGCAAGAGGCGGTTATCCTGCGACAGGTCAGCTATTTGTTGCAAGAGAAAACGGTGCACCTGAAATGGTCGGTTCTATCGGCAGCAGGAACGCTGTTGCAAGCAACGATCAGATCACTGCGGCAATCAGTCAAGCGGTATATCAGGCAGTACGTGAAGCAAACAGAGATACTCAGAACAGCGGTAGCAGAAACAGTGAAATGACAGTTAAAATCGTTCCTGACAAGAACAGTTTCGTGAAAGTTGCTGTTGACGGGATAAACGATACAACCAGACGGACAGGCAAGAGTCCGTTGCACTAAAGTGAGGTGGTGACACAATGCTAAAATTCGACGACGTAGAAATGCCTGTACCTGCAGATTTGCAGGTACAGAACAACAAAATCTGGTCGGACAATACAGGACGTTCGGCAAATGGAAAGCTAGTCGGCGATATGGTGTGCATAAAGAAGAAGTTAATCATATCGTGGGTACACCTCACAGGTGAGCAAGTCGCACTGATAAATCAATACATTTCTAACGTAAGCAAGCCATTTTTTAGCGTGACGTTTACAGATGAAACATTTGTTGAGCAAACGTGCACCATGTATGCAGGCGACACAAAATATGATGTGCTAAAGTGGGTCTCGCCGATGAAATATCTAAAAAATGTTACAGTAGATCTTATCGAATGCTAGGAGGCGGTGAATATGTATACTGTGCAGAATGAAACCGTCTCTCAGCGTATTGAGAGCTATTGCCGTACTTGGCGGCTGTGGATAGAGAATGCAGAGGGCGTTATATCAGGTGACAGCATTATGTCAGCTGATAGCTCCATGCAGGCAACAAGCCTTTCCGATGATATCGAGCTGGGTGCCGTGTGTTCGCAATCGTGGAACATGACCATAAGTGACACTGAAACAGCGTTTCTTGGCAAGGAGTATGATACATATCTGTATCTCGTAGACTACGAAACTAGCGGCATACTTTCAGACGAAAAGATACCAATGGGGCGTTTCACCTGCGTAAAATCAAAGAAATCGGGCGGCAGTGTCCAGCTGACAATGGCGGACAGGCTGTACTTTTCGGATAAGCCATATGTGCCGCATATCCCTATGCCAAACTGGAATAAAGCCGTTGAAGATGACATATGCAGACAGCTTGGTTTGCAGAATGGAAATGATTACACAGAGGTGCGACTACTGCGTGACAAGAACGGCAGAAGGTTGATAGATAAGAACGGCAAGGTGCTGTACTCAAAATACTTTTACTTCAAGGTCAGCTCAGTACCGAAAGACGTGACCATGCGCCAAATGTTGTCCTATCTGGCTTCTGCTCAGGGCGAGTTTGGGTATGTTGACAGGTACGGAAAATACGTCCGAAAGTGGTATGGCAAGAGCGTGAAAACATTGGACAACAATACGATAGACCTGCCTACTCTTAGCGAACGACAAAACGTTATCGTGGGCATTATCTGCAAAGTGAGTGATGATGTAACGCTGTCGCTTGGTGTGACAGATACCACGCAAGGGCGTGTACTAGAATTTGAAAATCCATACATGACCGAATCACTTTTGCAATCTCTGTGGCGCAGAATAGGAGGTTTTTCATGGTACACTACCGAATTGTACCACAGACTTGGTGACCCACGTTTCGACATAGGTGACGTGGTGACCTACACCAACGGCACAGACAATTATGATATACCGATAACAAATTTAGGATTTAACTTTGACGGAGGGCTGAGTGCTGATATTTCAGCGGTAGGCCTGAGTGTTGAAGAACAGCTTTAAGGGGGGCGAGATAATGGCTGATGATTTGACATTGGCGCAGGATATCACTGAGAACGATTATCCGATGCAACACGCAGGCGAGGAAATCGATGAGATACTGAGCCGAGCCGGCAAGATACACTATGGCACTGTGGAATACAAGATGACGAAAGCGAATCCATTGATGCAGATACCGCTTGGACTGACCTTTGCACCTAAACAGGTAATAGCAACGCTACGGCAGACAGACACACCAACACCATATCAGAACTACTGCACCCACGTTTATGGGTCAGGAACGTCATACTATATGAGTGTCTGCATGGGAGCTAATAACGGGCCAACATTGGAAACCGTTCCAACAGGAACATACTATGTTGACTACATTGCAATAGAGTAAAGAGGGGTGATTAAATGACGATAACATTAAATGCAGATTATGACGTAACACTGAACACTGCATTGCTGGGCTATGTCGGTGAAACTAATGCCCGTCCTGTGTCGGTCGAAGGGCTGACAGTAGACGGCGCAGACCGCTATGTGCTAACGATAGACTACGGCGACGGCGTTCAGTATGAGGTCGATATCACAGGCGGCACATGGACGCCAACGGCTGATATACTGCGGTCAGCGCAGACAGTCAGCTGTCAGATAGCAGCGAAGAAGCTGTCAGGCGATGAGTATATTTTAGTAAAAAAATCACGCATATTCCGCCTGCGAATCGGTGCGGCTATAGGTGATAATGCAGTACCATCGCCCGATGTGTCTATGGACGCACTAGACCGCATAGACGCCATAGGAAGACAGGCGCAGTCAGCTGCAGAAACAGCGACAACAATGGCAAATAACGCCGCTAAATCTGCCACAGCCGCAGAGAAATCAGCCGACACCGCAGAACAGGCGGCAAGCCGTGCTGAAACCGCAAAGACAGCGGCTGAAACGTCCGCAGCACAGTCAGAAACCGCAAGGCAGGGTGCAGAAAACGCACGTCAGCAGGCGGTCACATCACAGAATAACGCTAAAATATCCGCAGCGCAGGCGGCAACATCAGCACAGCAGACCACAGCCGACAAGAACATAACGGCAGGCTATGCTAAAACTGCAAAGACCTGCGCTGACAGCACTGCGGCAGACAGGCAGGCGGTGGCTGATATGGCAACGCAGGTGACAGCCGACAAGGCTACAGTGGCAGACCATGCTGCACAGGTTGCAGAAGACAGAACAGCCGCTGAAACTGCTGCACAGACAGCACAGGCGGTGGCTGACAGCCTACCTGATGACTACACTACAGCGGTTGAAAAGATTGCCGAAAACACGGCTGAGATAGGACGTGTGAAGCAGACAGACAAGGAACTGACAAGACGTGTAAATGCGTTATATGATATGGGCCAGGGTATCACGCACCAGTTTGAAACGGACAGCGAAACGGCATATCAGAAGACTATTCCTACGGGGGCAAAGCTGATGTCAGTGAAGTCTGTGGGCGGTCATTCTGAGGTCATTGACGGTGAGATTGTCAGCACTGGGGTGACAGAAGTCGTTGAGCAGGGAAAGAATTTGTGGAATATAGACGGCTACACAGCTAGTGATTTAGTTGATTTGAAAGCAGGCTATTGGGGCGTAAGATTGAGCGTAAAACCAAATTCCGCATACTGTGTTTCAGTCATACGAGATACTGCATTATGCGGAACGTATGGAAAATTGATAGGTGCAGATAAACGTGACATTGAATTTTTTGGGCATAAAACGATGAGTGGTATAAACGCCTATACAGGACACCCTATCACATTTCAAACGGCTGATGAGGATTATGTGTATGTTGCGATTAATTCATTCAACGGTTTTGACACATGGAAATCTGATTTTCTAAAATATTTTCCAAGTTTCCAGATTGAAAAATCATCAACCGCCACAGCCTACGCCCCATATCATCGCAACGAATACCATATCCCCGAAGCTATCCGCAATCTGCCTGGATACGGCATTGAGGGGAATGTGACAGACTATGAAACTAAGACCTACACGCAGAACAACATTATTGACGGAACAGAGGTCAAGGCATTAGATACACCAATCGTCACCGATATTTCAGCCCTAATACCTGATGATTTTCTGCGAAACGTAGAAGTTGAAGCAGGCGGTTCAGTGATTTTCAAAAACAGCAACGACAGCTATCTGATACCAGTGCCGTCAGAAGAAGAGTATATCGTGAAACTAAGTGAAGTAGGAGGTACAACATGACAAATTTACAGAAAAAAATGGCTGACAAGTTAGGGTTATCCACCGAAGACTTTCAGCCGAAAAAAGCCACAAAGGTGGACGAGTTAGAAGCACAGGTGCTATACACCGCACTAATGACCGACACGCTGATCGAGGAGAGTGACGACAATGTATAAAAAGGTCAAACGTTTGTACGATTTAGGGCTGTACACTGCTGAACAGGTCAAGGATTTTGCTGACAGGGGCAAGATAACCCCTGAGCAGTATGAGGAAATCACAGGGCAGAAATACGAAAGCGAGGTAGTAAAGTGAAGTACATAATAATGCTGATGATCGTGATAGGGCTTGCACTGGCTGATTTTGCCACTGGCTGGATAAAAGCCTACTGCAAAGGCGACGTCCGTTCATCGAAAATGCGCAAGGGCGGTCTGAATAAATTGGCGGAGATAGTCGTCATGGGTGTGGCTATCGGTTCGGAGATAGGTTTTGAACAGCTAGGCCACTACTACGGACATAGCGAACTGGCAGGCATTGCAGGAACGATAACCGCACTAGCTGTTTTCGGCTATATTTTTGCCATGGAGATAGTTTCCATACTGGAAAACTATGGTGAAATCAATCCGCAGGCGCACTGGATAAACAAAGTTGTGGCAAAATTTGGAGTTTTTAAAGATAAGGAGGACTAATTATGGCTATGACATTTGATGAGTTCGTAAAGAAATACAAAGGCAAGGGCGTTGATTTTGACAAAGCATATAACATACAGTGTTTTGACCTGGCGAACCAGTACAACAAAGATGTTGTCAAATGCGGTATGTTCACAGGTCTGTATGCTAGACAAATCTACGAAGATTTCGACAAGCAGGCGGTCAAGGGCTATTTTACCAGAATTAAAAACACGCCGTCATTCGTTCCGAAAAAGGGTGATATCGTTGTGTGGGGCGGTAGTCTGAACGGCGGTATCGGTCACGTCGCCATAGCCACAGGCGAGGGAAACACAAAATATTTTTACAGCTACGATCAGAACTGGCTAGGCAAGAATGACCCATGCACACGTGTCTATCACAACTATAACCATGTTCTTGGCGTTCTGCGTCCGAAAAATCAGAGCGTTATCAATCCGCCTACACTGGAGACAAAGGGTTATAAGAAAGGCGCAAGCACAGACGGGTCGTATGCCCTGAAACAGTTGCTGATACTTGACGGCGCAAAGCTGGACGATAATGCAATCATCGGCAAGGGCACTGTCAGTGCTATCAACAGCCGTCTGAAAGGTTGGGGATATAGACCAAACGGCATAGCAGGAAAGAAGTTCATCAAGAAACTGCGTGAAAAAATCAAAAAATAGTCGAATAAAATTCGCATAAAATTCGCATAAATTTAGCCGTCAGAGCGTTTGCCCTGGCGGCTTTTTTATTGCGAATACACAGTTATTGCAGCACCTTGTGAATCGTGCTGATATCATTATCATCACGCTCAGCGTTGACGAAGATTGTATTCAGCCACTTCACCTGATAGCCGTTGTTGGTATGGTAGCCGTGGAAGTGAGCACGTCTGATGTGCGGTGCTTTCGGTGCGCCGTGTCCCTGTGGGCTGTGCTGATAGCTGACACTGCTTTCAGCCTGCCTATGCTTGCGCACGGCAATGCCAATGCGGTATCCTACATTGGCTATGGCTGATTTCTGTGGCTGTGCAGACGGCTTCTGAGGGCGTTGTGCGGTGGGTTTCTTCTGCACCTGACGTTTCGTAACAGGTGCGATTTCAGCGTTTACAGCTGATAGGTATACAATGAACTGCAATTTTTCGGCTATGTCGCATATCATTGCCTTAGTGCCTGACTTGTCTTTTTTTGCATAGCTGCCTAGAATTTTATATATCAGGTCTTCAACTGATATATCATACTGCAATTCTATAGCGATTGATTCCGAATAGTAGTCTTTTTCGGCATCGTCAAAAAAATATTCTGTCATTGTCATTCGGTCGCCCTGCAAGTCGAAAAAGAACCCCACGCTATTTTTGTATTTTCGCTGGACGTAAAAACAGTTACACGGCAATTGTTTGAAAACGTCTGCACTGATTTGCAGATCTGCTGTGCCTTGGCCGCTCAGCAGGCTGGCAAAATCATCATCAAAAACATATATTTGGCGTCCGCCATAGTACCAATTTACCATATTTTTTATGGCACCCAGCTTGTCTAAAAAATCATCTGACATTATCGTTTGTTCGGTCAACTTGGCGGCTTCGTCTAGGGCTTTCTTACCAATTTTGATATAGTCACGCATCAGCTGACCGCTGACATAATCCACTATATCGGTATCGGTTGCAATATGTCCTATGGCTTTTATGGTTTCTATGTTGGCTGCAACTACTTTGTCTGGCAGCAATTCGTATTTTTGTTTTGCCATGTCATTTTACCCTGACGTTTATGCGGTCAACACTTACGTTCATTGCCTCAATGCCATGTTTTTTCAACTCTCGCTCGATCGTAGCCGAATTTTTGGGGGAGGTAAGTCTTATCTGTCTGCAAACGTAGTGTTTCTCACACTTTTCACCATAATTCTTACCCTTGACAACCTCAAATTCGTCCGAAATATCGTCATTGGTCAGCCCTAGTTTCTCAACGAACGCCTTCCAATCTTCGGGGCTGATAGGGTCTAGGACTTTGACCTCCACGCCGTCACGTGGTGCCATTTTATATATCCAGTATGCCTTCTTGTCAAATTCAGCTGCGCTTCGTGGAATGTTGGCGTTTCCACGTGGTATCAGATACTTTGACACATCATCAACTTTTGAAAAATCAATCATGCTCAGTTGATATGTGCGGTTTTTTATTTTTACTAATAGGTAATTGCCTTCGGGGGTATATAGCCCATCGACTATCAGCCGCTTTTCGCCGTTGATCTCCTCAAATTCAAAACTATCGGCTTCCAGTAAATCTTCTGGCTTGCAGTCTAGTGCCGTGCATAGACGTCCCAGCGTGCTCGCTTGGATAAAGTTGATATCCTGCGCACCGCTCTCCAGGCGGCAGATGTAGCTCCTGACAGAGCCTATTCTCTTTGCCAGCTCATCTTGTGTCATGCCTCTTGCTTCTCTCATGTCCTTTAGTTTGCTCATAAAATCATATCCTTTCAAATTTATTTTGCTTTTCAGCCGACGCCCTTTCGGGCGTTTCGTATCTTATCTGTGACTATAGTATACCATGTTATCTAGCAAATGTCAAGTAGTTAGATAACAAAAATATAGATAACATTGAACTTTGTAGGATTGCATAAATATAAGATTGATTTTTGTGCATATTTTCAGAGCAAAATTTCAGTGTGTGCAAATTTCGTGTCATATTTCGTGTCATATGCTTATCATTTAGGCTAATATTTTATCATTTCTACGCATATTTTAGCATTTTAGAATATAAAGAAAACCGCCTATCTACGCCATTTGACGTAAACAAGCGGTTTTTCGTATGGTGCGGGTGACAGGACTTGAACCTGCACGGTGTTGCCAATAGAACCTAAATCTATCGCGTCTGCCAATTCCGCCACACCCGCATACAAAACAACATTATTATTTTATCATAAACTCCCTACTTTGTCAAGACCTTTTGCTCAAAAAAATGCCCGATGCTCAAAACATCGGACTGATTTT